GTGTAGACGGGACGATATTTAGTTGATTAAATAGTTCTTTATAATTGTAAATTTCACCGTTGCATATTAGTGCAATGTTATCTATGAAGAAGGGTTGATTGGATACGCTATTTAAGCCATTAATTGCCAAACGATGAAATCCCATTTTGATTTCATAGCCAAGAGATAAAAATTTAGAGTCTTCGGGTCCTCTATTCCTTCCCTTTTCGAATTGAACTTGGATGTAACTGTTTGTAAACTGTGGAGTTTCATTGATTAACGCAAAAATACCGCACATATGTTAGCTAGCGGATTATTCTATTACATGCATTCTATTTAATAGTTTATTTTATATAATATAATAAATTATATTATCTTATACTATGAACTCGATGTTTACACCCTTGAATATTTCAAATGGGATGCCCTCGGGGCGTCACTCTAGAGATTTAAGGGCAACGTTGCCGATAAATGAATTGAAAGGCAATCCTCCCGTGGAGGATTGTCCCATTTCAAATCTTCATCGGTGTAAAGATGAACCTGCTTCGCAAAAAACAAACACCATAAATAATAGACTATTTGAAAGAAATCGCCCATCGCAAGCATTACAGCCCTATGTAGATGGTCGCGCAGTAACGACGAAATTTTCAGTAATGCCAATAATAGATCTTCGGAGACCGGTGCAAACTCCATTGCGCCAAGCCCCTACTTACGACATTAAAACTACATTTAATCCAGGAAATGATTTCGGTCCCTGGTCGGGTTATGCATCTAATGTAAACAACGAATCGTCCCTACGTAATCAGTTTTACGGATTACAAAGCTGCAGTCAATCTGTATACGTCCCTTCTTCGCAAAGTGATTTGTATCAAGTGCAATGGAATCAACAACAACTGGATCAACCCTTTCCAGGTTTATTTAAAATAGATATTCCAGCGCATTCTCTAGATAACAATGACAAAATTTCAAAGAATATCGGTTACGGAATATTTAATAATGCAACAAGGCAACAAGACAAAGAGGACAATGATTGTTAACGATACAATTAGTTGAAAACGCATTATAAAATATGACAGAATATGTTATAATGAATGAACAATTTATTACTCAATTAACATTAGAATACTTAATGAGCGCAGAACAGAAGAAAAAACTACAACATGTTTTGAAGCAAAAGGGGTGTAAAAAGGACAAACGTTTTTATCGCAGACGTATTTTGAATTTAACGAAAGACATGTTATTAAACAATTATCCCAATGACTTACTAACAGATGTCAAAGATGCATTCGAAAATTATGTGAAAACCTGTATTGGTTATTTTAAAATAAAAGACGAAGTCGATATTTATCAAGAGAAATACAAACCAGACTGTATTTTAGACGAAACTACAATGGAGAAATTGGACACTGATGATTTAGTAACTCCCGAGGAAGCGGACAAGTTAATGATGCGATCGATAAAAATTAATAAACTACCTTTAGATGGTTTTGTGAAAGTAAGGCAGACGAAACCACACGTAGCGATCGTTCTTCCACAACAAACCGAAGTCAATTTGAGGGACCCTATTTTAAGAAAAAAAGGTATCCCAAAAAAGAATATTATCACAACACCTTATAAGAATGAAAAAGAAAATAAAACAGAAGTCGCTTGTCAAAAAGACATTACAAAAGAAATTACAAAATAAAACCCGTAAAATGAAACCAGTAATGTGCAGTCCCAAAGTTAATAATAAAGAGTATACTTGCTATACAGACGAAGATTTACATAAATTAAGAGATATGTGGAATGCGCGACATCCAGATCAATTTATCGACACGAATGACTCGAAAGAGATATGGAATACATTTAAAAATGTTTACCAGCGTGTTTGCAATCGAGAATCGTGTTGGATAAAACAGATGACAGCGGGGACTAAAATGGAAAAGGAATTATTGAAAGCATTCGCACCAGTATCGCCGAAAGAATGGAAAAAGAATCCCAACGAGTGGTTATCGAGTGTAGATATTATTGAAGTCATGAGTCAATATGAAAAATCTTACAAATGTTTTGAATTTATGGGTCCGTCGCCGATAGATTACGACACCCATAAAATATATGGAGAATGTGTCTGGGAAGAATTGTGTCATTTTAGTTTGTTAGAACAAATGAAAAGGGGGAAGACAAAAATAGGAATTATTTTCAATACCGATCCCCATTATAAACCAGGCGAACATTGGATATCGTTGTTCATCAATATTAAAAAGGCGCAAATTTTCTTCTTTGATAGCGCTGGAAATAAGGTGCCTAAGCATATTCAAAAATTCGTAAATGGACTCGTGGAACAGGGATTGAAACTGAAAAAACCAATACATTTTGTCTTCGATCAAAATTACCCTGTAGAACATCAATATAAAAATACGGAATGTGGAATTTACGCTTTATTTTTCATTGTCCATATGTTGCAGGATAAAATTACAGGAAACTATTTGAAAACACATGTTTTGAAAGACGAATATATGCAGAAATTCCGCAAGATTTATTTCAACGAGGAGCTATAAATAGTCCTTTAAAATAATTTATTTTGCGCGATAAATGCGTTTAGTTTTAAGTCATTTTGTTTTGATGTTCCAGATTGATAATTGCATGTTTTAGGTTCGCTGTTTTTATTGAAAGTATACCATTCCAATCCTTTATTATCAGTTTTATCACAAACGCAAAGAGCCTTTGTAGGATCATTAGGATATACAGAACAAATTTTATTCATACAATTTAGATTTACTGCTTCAGGTGGACAACTTTCTAAATGATAGCCCATTTTCTCAATAATAGGGCTAAAATCCGAAAATATTTTTTCTTCTCCTGATTCGTTATAAGGGAGAATATTTTCACAATTTGTATTTCCAAAACTATAATTTGTTCCGTTTACCACATCGCAAAAACAGTATGCTTTTGATGCGTCGTAAGGATTAGGGACACATTTTGCTGCAGGACATAGGCCAAATTTCATATTGCATTTTACAATATCATTATTTTTATTACTGCCTAAATTTGGTAACACATATAACGTAAAAATGAAAATGATTACACATATAATAAATATACTAAAATTCTTAGGGATATCTGGATATATAATATAAATATATATAAAAGAAATGAAAACAAAATATTTAGATAAAAAGACAAGAAAGCAAAAAGGAGGGGCGGAAAAAGATTATCCAGTTGGCGATGTAAATAAACGCATATCATATACAGGAAATTTGAATAATGAAGGTATACCAGACGGACTAGGAAAAATGATATATGAACGTACCGATTCATACAATGGCCAGTGGAAAAATGGAAAAAAAGAGGGACGCGGTACAATGACATATCACCACTATTATGATCCCAATATTATGGATATTTATGACGGTGAATGGAAAGATGATAAAAAGGAAGGAAATGGGAAAATGACATATGATACAAAATATTCTGAGATTTTACCTGATACTTTCTATTACGAAGGTAAATGGAAAAATGATTTAGAAAACGGAATAGGAAAACGTATGTGGTCAAATGGAGATTATTATACAAGCACCTGGAAAGACGGTGACGCAGAAACAGTGGGAATATTAAAAATGACTCTAGATAATGGCAATATTTATGAGGGTGAAGTACATAACTATGACTTGGGAGACTGGGACGATAAATTTCCAAATGGAACGGGGAAAATGACATATATTGACGGTAGAGTATATGACGGAAAATGGGAAAACGGTCTACAAGTAGACGACCTCCTTGTTTGGAAAAGTGATGCTGATTGTGAAAATAATGCGGAAATAGAAGACCCTACATCACTTGAACAAATCCCAAACGGACGCGGGTTTAGAGTAGAAGCAGAGTATGTTCCAGATGAAAACAAAGGAAGATGTTATGATGCGGAACAGTTAATACAAATAAAAAATGGTATTACTCCTCTAACTAGAGCGCCTTTTACCGAAGTAGACAAAACCAGAATGAAAGCATATGTAAGATCGAAAAATGTTTTACCTCTTGGTGGGAAAAGTAGAAAAAGTAGAAAATCTAGAAAAACAAAACAAAGTAGAAAATCTAGAAAAACAAAACAAAGTAGAAAAAGTAGAAAATCTAGAAAAACAAAACAAAGTAGAAAATAAAATATACACATTGAAAATAATTAAAGAAATGGTAAAGTATATAAATATACACATCTGTTATTTATAAAAATGTCTACATTTACTGCGAAAACAAACATTGATTTATTATGGGATGTCTTATTAGAAGAACCAATAATAAAAAATACAACGAGGGCGAAAAAGGAAATGATGTATTCAGCGCTGAATAACAACATTCAAAAATTCTATGAAAAGGAAAAAAACAACTATTCCGATTTGATATCATTGAACAAAACGTTTTTATCTCAAATGTTAAAAGTATTGCGCAGTGACAGTGCTGTAACAAAAAATACGAACATTTCGAAACCCGCAAATAATGAATTATACAAAGTAGAAGATATTCAAGCACGTCGTCAGCAAGAGTTTCAACAAAATTTGGCAGATAGACAACATGAATTCGATAATGCAATAACATTTAATAGACCTCCTGTTCCAAATTTTGCCGAAAAGATAGAAGACGAAAAGATCAAAGGTATGGACGAACTGATTGCGAAAACGGTTGCCCAACGCAATTTTGAAATCTCGCAAATTCACAATCAAGATGTTTCGACAAAAAATTCTCAGGACCCTATAAAATATATCAAAATAGAC